CGTGTGATAAACATCACATAAAAATGTCCGTTTTGTCTGTCAAATCGACACGCCGTAAATTTTCAGGGTTTTTATAACTCTTTCATAACGACACGCCCGACCCCGTGCCTTTGCGGGCCAGCTTGATCTTGTCAAGCCGACACGCCGCTAATCTTCCATTTCTGCTAAATAATCTTCGTGTTCAACTAATCCAATCGCAAAAGCAATCGGGTCGCAACATTCCAAAATTTCGGCGGCAGTAAAAGTTGAATACCCAATCTTTACATCTGGATAAACATCATTTAGTAAATCAATAAAACTTTCTTTAATTTCTAAATCTTTTTCAAACTGCGATTTCATCTGCGACCTCTTTCCATTCAAAACAATAAGAGTCTGAAACAAAAGCATTTTTCACAACGCTATCAAATAAAGATAACGCCATTTCTTCATCTTCTGCGTCTATGTCTAGCCAAACGCCAAATGTGTATTTTTTCATTCAAACGCACCTTCCTCTAATAAACCTAATTCAATGTTGAACAATTCATCTGGAGTGGCTTCGGATAAATCTACCCAGCCAGCACCCTCGTTATCTATGCGAAAGATTTCTACATAACCCATTTAGTCTGCCTCCTTAGTATTGAATAGTGAGGACATCTTATCATTAGCCTCTGACATTGTTGCGATAGCCTTTAATAGGCTTTCCTTGCGTGTGGCTTCTACATAAGCCTTGTATTCGTCTAGTGTCATTTTATCGACCTTTCGTTGTTGTTATAGTAGTATTGTAGCAGGTACCACTGACATTTTGGGGACATTCTCGGGCGTGTCGGAAATCTTTTTTTGTGATAAACCTCACAAGAATTTCAGGGTTATCCACATGTGTACGTAAGTTATCCACAGCCCCCACACTTCGTAGGGGCAGCTATCGCCCTTGTCAAGGCGACACGCCGTTAGCCTAGTGTGATTTATCCCACTCTCTAAAGTCGGCTACGATCTCACGCCACATAAGGCGAGCCATATATAGGGCGGGGATACCAATAGCCAATTGGACGGCGGTAGTTAGTAGTCTATTCATTATTAGTTATCCCAACTTAGTGCGAATACTTTTGCTAGTTCTTCATCATCTACATCATCAAAGTCATCAACGGGAGGTTGTTCTTCATCTACCTCATCAAGGTAATTGTATGCGTCCGATATATCGGATTGGATTGACTCATATTTATTTATTGAGTTAGTTTGGTAAGAGTATGCGTATGACATCTTAGTAAGTATCCTCTACGCCTAGTTCATAGGACTTGTTTAGTAGTGTTAGTAATTCGGGTGTTACATCAAAGCCGTTAGCCTTAGCCATATCGGCTAGTGTGTCATTAGGATACATCATTAGTTCTGTTCTACCTTTCGCATATGTGCTACTACATTTTTAGAAACTTTTTGTAAGTCGCTTACTACCTTTAGCATTTCATCTGCGCTAGTAGCGGTAAAGAAACCGAGGAATTGTGCCCCGTCCCATAGTGAGTATGTGATTGTCATTGTCTGTTCTTCTTTCGTTAGTTGGTTATAATGGAATTGTAGCGTAGTAGGCTGACATTATCAAGCCGACACGCCGTATAGCGGTAGGGCTAGGGTGTGAGTTATCTCACACGCCAGCGTGTCCACATAGGTAGACGCTCAGGGTCGGTATCATCATACCAACGCTCTATATTCTGCTCGCAATCTTGGCAGAATGTGAATTGCTCATCTCCTACATTAGAGATAGCAGACTTCATAGGGTTATGCTCTGAGAATGGTGAGCATTTTGTTATTGTTAGTGTAGTCATTTTAGACCACCTTTCTTAGTAAGTGTTTCTTACTTTCTTTATATCTTTAGTCTAGCAGGGGGGACTGACAAATATCAAGTCGCAAAACGGACATTAGAGACAAATTGAAAAAATATCTAGTGAGATAGGTCACATTGTGCTTAATATGTGCGGTCTATCTGGACAAAACGGACATTAAAATAGTGTGTATCGTACAAGATAAAAATATATTAACATTTTCTGAAATCTGAAAAAGCTTGACATCGAAAATATAAATAGTATAATTTTTCTAGGGGGGTCGGGGGGTCAGTAAATCAATAAATAATAAATATTAAATATATAGTAAGACCTAAGACCTAAGATCAAGTGATACAACCAAAAAAAATATTTTATTAACATTTTACTATATTCAAAATAATAGTCAACTAGAATAATACTGATATAATTAATCATATGGTTGAAAAAATAATATGGCAGACACATAAGTTTAAATATGAAGACCTGCCAGAGATATATCTAAAAAACTCTAAAACCTGGATAGAAGGTTTGCCAGGTTGGGAGTACAGATACTTTTCAGACATAGATGTAGAAAATTTTATAAAAGAATTCTATCCTCAATACCTAACTATATATAATTCAATAAAGCCAGGGATGTACAGGGCAGATATTTGGAGATACCTAGTTGTATATAAATATGGCGGTATATATGCAGACATGGATAGCATCTACTCAGAAGATGGCATGCACGGAGAAGAGTGTTTCCCATGCAAAATGTTTTTAAAGTCTTATCCTATAGAATTTAGCGGGAAACTCAATGTTTGCGTAGAGCATGAAACAAACGGTGCAATAAGAGATGTCTTTACACAGGCAGTATTTATGGCGGGAGCAGGGGATCCAGTACTAGGACAAATTATTGAAGAGATGTTTAGAAAACTAAAAGAGATATCAAATAGCATATACGAAAATACTCCAGACTTTGTATGGATATTAGCTACAGGACCAGAAATGTATACAAATGTTGTAAATAAAAATTTAGACAAAGTAAACCTTGCATGTTTTCCAGCAGAGCATGGAGAATTTCATAAAGATGAAGTAGATATAGATATTCATCTAACTTGGAATATTGCAGTCGACTAGAATATAGAGTACAATAGATACATGAATACGATATTTGCAATAGCCGTAGTAGCAGTAATAGTTTTTATCCTAGGTACTGTTTCATACATAATACGCTAGTCCCTAGGGGATATAGCTTAATTTGGTTAAAGCACTTGTCTTATATACAATAGATTCTGGGTTCAAATCCCAGTATCCCTACTTGGAGGAAATATGAATGAAGTAAGAGTGCCAGATGAATGGCCAAGACATAAGAAGATCAAGTTTCTTATTGTCACTATTATTATAGTAGCTTTGTTTGTTTTGTTAAGTATATAAAATGGAAATGTTTAATTACGATTTAATCAAACTTCATCCTAATTTTACACAGATTGAAGAAAACGTCTGGGTAATTAAAAACTTTATCTCAGATGAAATTTGCGACTCACTTGTTGAGTATGCTGAATCTCAGCCAGAAGAAAAATGGTGGGAAAGAAATAAAAGAGAATGGTGGCATGGCAAATTTTTGTTTGCTGCTGAAAACGACAGAATAATTAAAACCTTTATTGATATTAAAGAAGAAATAGCAAAGTTATTTACAGAAGACTGGTTTCTCAGCGATATGGCCTCTATCCATAGAATGCAAAAAGGAGAAGGCATGTTTGAGCATTCAGATAATCCAACAGAAAGTATGGGCAGAAACAATTTTGTAGAACTATCGTTTGTTCTCTATATAAGTGATTTTGAGGGCGGAGAGATATACTATCCAAAAATCCCAATGGAATATAAGTCGGAAAAAGGAGATCTTCTTATACATCCAGGAGTTGGAAGATACTTTCATGGGGTACATCCAGTAACTAGTGATGCAGTCCGATATGTAACAACAGCTTTTGCATACGATAGAAGAGTTAAAGAGCTTAGGGATAAAGGTCTAGTATATGAGGATGTTAATTCTGGTCAACCAATAAATGAAATTACTGAAGCTCAAGCAACTGGAGAGAATGGACCATTAAATGAATAAAATGTGGAAAATGTTAGGACTGCTTGCAACTCTTGTACTTTCAGGTGCTTTGCTAAATCAAATTTTAAATTTGGCGGGGGATTTAGAAATCTTTGATTTTGATCTAAGTGAAGACATTGATAAGGATATATCCTAATGTCAAAGATCTATATGTTTGGAAACTCCCATGTATCTAACTATGCAGCATCTCTTGAATACTATGGTAATCCGTATACCTTAAAGTGGAGATCTTTTAATTCCGCCAGTCCTGAGCCATTTTATGGAAATATTAAGTTAAAGGAAATTACATTCTCTTGGCTCATACCTTCGGCTGCATGGACAACTGTAGAAGATCCAAGTATTTTAGAAAAGATGTCAGAAGGCTTTGACATACAAGAAGACGACATTGTAATTGTACATTGGGGAGATCAAGATATATTAAGACATCTCCCAGGACATAAAAATGAGATGTACTTGGTACAAGCATATATAAACCGTATAAAGGATCACTTTAAGTGTAGGGTCATTTTTCTTGAGCCCGTCCCAATTCCTGAAGAAAGCTTTGTATGTCCAATAGAAGACTATAAGTTTGTTTATTCAAGGGAAGATATTATTGAAGCTTATGATAACTTTGTTAAAATTTTGCGTGAAGGTGCAGAAACAATATCTATACAAAATAACATCATATCTTCATTTAATCTAACAGAAAACGAAACAGATGATGGAGCTCATTTAAACCAAGAATATTCTAGAAGCCTTATAGCCCACATAAGAGGCGTTCTTGATGTCTGAGTATGGGTCGCATCCTCAAAATGGCTTAAATCGGCTACAGAAGACTTATGAGATATATGAGGTTCTTCTTCCGCGCCGCACTTTTCGCACTTTCACTATATCAACACCAATTGGGATAGAGTAATCATATGGAACTAAATAAAGAATACATATCTGGTGATATATGGAAGATAGAAGACTTCATAACCGAAGAAGAGTGTTCAATAATAATGAATGACTGTATAAACGAAGACTGCTGGTTTGGAGACCCAGGAGCTTTTGAAAATGGCAACAAATCAGAGTTAACAGAAAGCGCAAAAGAAACTTTATCTAAAATAAATTTAAGAATTATAGCAACTATGAATAACGATAACGAAATGGCCAATGCGGTAGACATGATTCAAAGAATGACTATTAATAGCGGACCAAATGAAAAATGGGCTCTACCTCCCCATACAGACACTCATGATGGAGGAGATAGTCTTCATGTAACTAGGGGTTATGTACTGTATTATAATGATAATTTTGAAGGTGGAGAGATTATGTATCCAAATCAAGGAATAACTTTAAAGCCAAAAGCAAGAATGCTCATATCTCATCCAGGAGGAGAAGAGTATTTACACGGAATTAAAAAAGTAACTAATGGTGTTAGATATATGACAACTGGCTTTGTATTTGATAAAGAATATTGGTTTAAAAGAACTTTAGGAAAGTAAGAAACCCACTCAGAGGCGGATCCGAATGGGTTTAGCACTTACGTGCATACGTAAGGAGTTTTATCTCAACTTACGTAATACTATTTAGTTCTCTTTCTATTAAAAAATTTAATAAAAAGGTTTTCTATTCTACACTCAAGACACTTACAATTTGACAGAACTTGCTGATCCATTCTAAAGTATGGAGTTTGCATTACTTTACCAAAATGTTTAGGTGTCATACATCAATTATATCACTTATTCTTCAACTAATATATTGTTTTCGTCTAGCTTGTCAAAAATTGCGCTCATTAAATATTGAACTGCTGGTCTACTTTGAGTAACCTTTTCTGTTGTGTCTTCTGCTGACATTCCAGCTTGCAAACACATCATTGTATTACCATTTTGATAAACATTGGTCATTAATTCAATTACTGAATCTCTGTCTTTATTCATTTTCTTCTCCTGGAGTGTATGAAGGGTCTGGTCCTAATAGATAGCCCTGTTTATGATATTCTACCATTTTTTCTGTACTTTCACTACCCGCCAAGTTATTTGCAATTAAAGTAAGCACATCATATATTCGGTGTAACATAATATAATTAACCATGGGTAGGTTATCTTCTAAATTTACTTGCTCGTCACTCATTTGGCCTTCCCAAATCTTCCCAAAAAATTTCTCTCCCCATACTGTCTGTTATCTGCATAGGCTTTGATTCTGTACCACATGTACAGGAAACTGAATCACATTTTTGCATTTCTTTTAACCGCCTTAACTATTTCTTCATATGTAGAAATTCCGATATTTTTAGTGTAATCACATTCTAAGCAATATAAGTATATCTCGTCTGAAAGGTTTTGGTTTGAAAAAAGAATGGATTGGTCTACTGGGCATAAAAGCTTTTCAACCAACCCTTCTTCTGACATGGAGATGTAGGCTGATACATACTGTACCTTCATCCCATCTCCTTTACTTTGTCGGAAATTTTAAATAAAATTCCTTAGCTCTTGGGGTTAAACCCTTCCAAGCTGACCAATCACTGCCGCCATTAGTCATGTAGTACGTTATCTCTGCGTTTGTTACTGGGTCGAATAACTCCTTGTTACTCTTTAGGTCAAATTTCTCAAGTCTCGCAGGACCAAGATTTCCGATCATGTTTATTTGAAATAGTCCATAAGAACTATCTCCTGTATTCCTATTCCCGTTATATGCAAGCGGTCTTCCATTAGATTCACGCTTTGCTATGGACCAAGCTTTTTTAAGGCCTACCCCTTCGAATCCTACAGTCGTAAGTAATTTTACCAACTCTTGATCTGTAAGCATTTCAGATGGCTTGTAAACTTGTTTACTAAAACTATCTAAAACTTCTTGCTTTAATTGGGCTTCAGTTTTCACTAAAGGTTCTACAGTAAGTGCATTAGCTGGGCTTCCAGAAAATAAAAATAGTGTTGTCACTATAATTACTGTCCAGTCACGAACTAAATCGCTAAACTGCTGTTTTATATTCTCCATTGGCATTTCCTCCTCTAGAGATAACGAACTATAATCATAACATTGATTTATAGACATTGTCAAGCTAGTTGACTATAATTAAATATCATAATGTGAGATTTACAAAAATATTTTTAACCTCTAGACCACTAAATAAAAGTTTGATACACTAGGACTTCATCTAAAAATTAAAACCGCAAGGCGGAGAAAAGGTCGTATATGTCTTATTTTACTGAAAAACCACTACAACTTATAGATACAAGCGTATCTGCAAATACAATTGAAAACCCATATGAAAACTTTATTGCTTTATCAAGATATGCAAGATGGGTAGAAGAAGACAATAGGCGAGAAACATGGAAAGAAACTGTAGATAGATATTTTAATTTTATGTTAAATAATTTAAATAAAAACTTTAACTATGTTCCAGATGAAATACTTGTATCTAATCTAAAGGATGCTGTATATAATAGAAACGTTATGCCGTCTATGAGAGCTTTAATGACATCTGGATCAGCGTTAGAACGAGATAATGTTGCAGGGTATAACTGTGCTTTCTTACCAGTTGATTCTCCCCGCTCATTTGATGAAACGATGTATGTTCTTATGTGTGGAACAGGTGTAGGATTTTCAGTTGAATATAAGTACATTAACCAATTGCCACCAGTCCCACTAGAATTTGAAAAAACTAACGATGTAATAATTGTTGAAGACTCAAAGCAAGGATGGGCAACTGCTTATAGAACATTGCTAGAAAATCTTTGGGACGGAAAGATTCCATCCATAGATGTTACTAATGTAAGACCAGCTGGTGCTCGTTTAAAAACAATGGGCGGCAGATCTTCAGGCCCACAACCATTAGTCAATCTTTTTGATTTTACAATTTCAAAATTTAAAAGCGCAGCGGGCAGAGCCCTTAAGCCAATTGAAGCTCATGACATAATGTGTAAAATTGGAGAAGTTGTTGTTGTTGGAGGAGTTCGCAGGTCAGCCATGATTTCTCTTTCAAACATTAATGATATTGAAATGGCACACGCAAAAGCTGGAAATTGGTGGGAATCTAATACTCAAAGAGCATTGTCAAATAACTCTGTTGCATACTCACGTAAACCAGATATGGAGCAATTTATTGCAGAATGGAAATCTTTATATGATTCAAAATCTGGAGAACGAGGCATATACAATGTTGCAGCAGCACAAGCTCAAGCGGCTAAATATGGCAGAGACCCAAATATTCACTATGGAACAAATCCTTGTTCTGAAATTATTTTAAGACCGTATCAGTTTTGCAATCTATCTGAGGTTGTTATACGTGAGAATGATGATGAAGAGTCAGTAACTCACAAAGTTAAGTTAGCCACAATTCTTGGAACATGGCAATCTACTTTAACAAACTTTGATTATATTCGTGATATCTGGAGAGAAAATACTGAAGAAGAAAGACTTCTTGGAGTTTCTTTAACTGGTCAGTTTGGCAACAAGCTATTTGCTGGCAAAGCTAGATCTGCTGGTTCTTTTGAATTAACAGAAGGCGGAGGATTAGTATATGATGAAGACATTATTAATAAAGACAACATGCTTAGACTAGAGCACATACTTCAAAGAATGAGGACAAAGGCAAGGGAGACAAATGCAATTGAAGCAAAAAATATTGGAATTACTCCATCTGCATCAATTACATGTGTTAAGCCCTCTGGAACAGTCTCACAGCTCGTAGGAGTATCTTCAGGAATGCACCCTTGGCATTCACCATACTATATTCGCACAGTTAGAGGATCAAAAGGAGATCCAATTTCTGTATTTCTAAAAGAGGTTGGTATTCCAGTAGAAGATGATGTCATGAAGCCAAATGACACATACGTTTTTTCATTTCCAGTAAAAGCACCAGAAGGTGCAATTATTAGAAATGATTTAACAGCCATAGATCATCTAAATACTTGGTTAGTTTATCAACGTGCATGGTGTGAACATAAGCCATCAATTACAGTTTCAGTAAAAGAAGAAGAGTGGATGGAAGTTGGCGCATGGGTATATAAGCACTTTGATGAAGTGTCTGGAATTTCTTTCCTCCCCCATTCAGACCATTCTTACAAGCAAGCACCCTACCAAGAGGTAACTAAAGGAGATTACGAAGAGCTTCTTGCCAAGATGCCAAAAAATATACGATGGGAAGATCTTTCTTTCTATGAAACAGAAGACGGCACATCTACAAATGCTACGCTTGCGTGTAGCTCTGATGGAAACTGCGAACTTGTGGATATCTCAGCATAGTGGTAAAATTATAGTATTCGGGTAAACCGAAAATTCCTGGGCAACCCGCCCACGAGGAGATGACAATATGGCTAAATTTGCAAAAGCAGATTTAAACAAAGATGGAAAGGTAACAATGCAGGAACAAATCCTATCAGCACTATCAAGCTACGGAAGAGCATTCCTATCAGCAGCACTTGCTCTTTACATGACTGGAAATACAAATCCTAAAGACCTTTTGCTTGGCGGAGTAGCAGCAGTTGCACCCGTTATCCTAAAAGCGTTAAACCCTAACGATAAGAGTTTTGGGTTCACAAACAAGGCTTAATAAGTAGTCAATTAGAAATACTCCTGTGCTAAAATTAGTACAGGAGTATTCCTATTTAGGAGACTATGGCAAATGGCAGGACAAAAGAACTTTGAAGTAGATCAAAACGCAACTTTTACCTTTATTACAGAATATAAAGATTCAAGTAACAATGCAATTGATCTTACTGGCGCATCTGCAAAAATGCAGATACGTGATACAAAAGGTGGAGCTAAGTTAGCAGTAACTTTAACTTCTCCATCTGGTGGAATTGTAATTGATGGACCAAATGGTAAATTAACTATTAAATTAACACCAACTCAAACAAACAAACTCTTTTATCCAAAATCGTCATATGACATTATGGTTGTCGATTCTAACGGGAACAAAATAAAACTCCTAGAGGGTTTTATGACTCTCAATAGATCGGTGACTATATAATGGCTGAATCCGTAGTAGTTAAAGAAACATTAAATAAAGTAACAATATCAACTCCTGGCCCACAAGGTCCAAGAGGACGAACTATTTTAAATGGTTCTGGATCACCTTCCAATAACCTTGGACTAACTGGTGATTTTTTTTATGATGTTGTTACAACAAGATTTTATGGACCAAAACCAAGTGATGAGACTTGGGTAGGTGCACAAAACTATATTTTAAATAACCCACCTACGGACTATTCATTTAGATATTCATGGGAACTTTCACAAGTTACTGGACCTATTGCAAATACATATAGCGTTATAATATTGCACAATTTGGGTTTTTATCCCAACGTAACAGTAAAAACAAGCGCAGGAGATATACTAGAAACTGGTATAGATTACAACAATATAAATCAAATTACACTGACAATGGCTCAACCATTTTCAGGGACAGCACATCTGTCTTAAAAGGGAGAAGAAGAAATGGCAAGAAAATATGCGGTCAGCTTAGACCTTAATAAGAATGAGCTGTTAAATGCAAGAATTCAAAACCTGGGATCAGCACCATCAAATCCAGTCTCAGGTCAAATTTACTACAACAACGTTTCAAACGTTCTATTTTTCTATAATGGAACAGAGTGGACACCAGCTTCTGGTTCTACTGAAGTAATTCAAGATGTCATTGGTTCGTCCGTACTAGCAGGCACAGCACTTACTGCAACTTACAACGACCCAGCAGGAACAACAACACTAAAATTAAATGACACAGCAGTAACAGCTGGTTCATATGGATCAACAACAAAGATTCCATCGTTTACAGTTGATGCACAGGGTAGACTAACTGCTGCAAGCGAGTCAGATGTAGCCACAAACCTTTCAATTGCTGGAGATACTGGAACAGATACAGTAAATCTACTTTCAGATACATTAACTGTATCTGGCGGAGAAGGAATTGATGTAGCAGTAACAAATAATACAATTACAGTATCTGCAGAAGATGCGACCTATACAAATAAAGGTGTTGCTTCATTTAGCTCCACAGATTTTACAGTTACAGCAGGAGCTGTATCTCTTAACAAAGACCCAGTAATTACTCTTTCAGGAGATGTAACTGGTTCTGCAACAATGACAAATCTTGGTGACGTAACAATCACAAC